ATTGGGATTTTGATAAGTTGAGAAAACCTTTATTTTACAATGGTTTCAGGATTTTGCTTCCCCCGTAAAATGTGAATTTTCCCCCGTAAAAAGTGACTTTTTTAGTATATAATATATTAAAATATCACAAAAAAAAATTCAACTATGGAAATTAATTCATAGTTTTGATTTGTTATTTTCTTTTATTAAAAAACGATGCCCACGAAACAGACGTGGACGTCGTTATAAACGATAAACATTAACGACTAGCCCGCTATTGGACTACGCCATTATTATACCATAAAACAAATAAAAAGTCAACAGTTTAATTTACTACGTTATTTTGGTATAATGGGATAAGCGTGGTCCACAAAGCGCGGGTTTATTGCTTCTTATTTGTCATTTCTAATGGCAAGAAAGGGGTGATAATATGCTTGATTTCTTAATGAAAGTTTTGACTATTATTTTATTAATAATGCAAATCTTAAGTTACATGAAAAGCTACCGTGCTCGCTACACGGTAGTTAATTCATTTAAGAGTATAAATTTGAATTAATAAATCCGTAGTGTGGACTACGCTACTATTATACCATAAAAAAAATAAAAAGTCAAGCAATCCCGACCAATTTATCAAATTTATCAATAGCTTCTATCTGCTCTTTGGTAAAGCTTTGGTTAAGAGTTTTTTCAATTGCAAAATATTTCTTTTGACGGAGTATCTCTGCTCTGTCTTCTTTGCTGTATTTTTTAAGCTCTTTACTGTCCATTTGGCGCAAATCAACAACATTTCTAAACGATGTTTTGGAAAGGTCGTTAAACAGGGCTATAAACTCGAAAAAGTGGAGTTCTTCTCGGTTAAGGTTAATTCTGAACCTTACCATAAAAGCACTGAATAAACGGTCTTTATCAACGTCAAATGAGAAGTATTCTTTGTTGTCGTTTGGATTTAGTTTCCGATTGTTCTCTGTAGCACCACAACGCATGAACCATTTAAGCCCATTAAGGGCGATTTCAAACGGCGGAAGCCCTTTACCGTATAAAAGATTAAAAGCAGTAAATAAACGCTCCATACGCCCGTCATCGTCATCTTTGAACGTTTCTGTATCGCCTAAAGCTTGAGAGATCAAAATGCCTGTTCGGAACGAATAATTTATTAAATAACCCTCATATTCTTTAGGTAAAACATCAAGCAGTATATTTTCATACATATTCAAACGCCTCTTTCGTGGCTTCTAAGGGGTCTAGAATCGTTTTTTGTTCTTAAATAGTATAATTTATCATTTTCGCCATTTAAGGGGTCTTCTAGGGCTTTATTTTGGATTTCGGGATTTATACCAATATGCCTGGATAATTTATCGTAGTTGTTTCCCTGCTCACAAGCAGTCTTGTATGATTTAATAAAACTTGGCTGAATTATTGTTTCCAATCGGTCTATATCCATTTCTGCCCAGCTTCTAAGCGTGTAGTAATCTCCTATTACTCTTTGAATTATCGGCGGTAACTTATCAAATTCTTTTTTGTAATTGTAAAGTGAGTTTCTTGCTGCGTCTTTTACCATCTGCCAAGCTTCGAATTCGCTTATGGATTTTGGTCTGCTCGCCTCGATTATTTCTTCCATTTTGGCTTTTATAACACCGATTACCGGAGGGAACCCTTTGCTATCGCTTTTGATAAACAGCTTTACAGCTTGGATTACCAATATAACATCGTCGTCTTTAAACATTTCGTACCATAAGTCTGATATTTCTTTTCCTTCTTCTCGAGTTACGTCTTTATAAAAAAACGGATAAGCTTTTTTTAAGATAGAAAGTATTTGAACAGTTTCTTCTTTAGTCATTTTCTTTAATCTCCAAGTCTACATATTTTTGGCGTTTTTCTGCTTTTTTAAGTTCCAACATTTCATCAAGGGTGCTAACGTGCTTGTGTTCCTCAACCGGGTCCCAATTTTCATACTTGCTTAAGTCATACGAGGGCTCTTCAAATAGTTTGCCCGATTTTTTGTTTGATTGTCCAACGCCCTGGTGAACTTTTTTCATCACTGGTGAACTATAAAAACTATTTTTCAGCGAATGAAAGCCTTGCCAGGAGTTTATAACTGTTCGCTCGATTATTTTTATTTTCTCTTCGTCAGTACCATCGCCACCGTCTTCTAACGCAATTCTATCAAGTACTTTAAGATTTCGCTTAAGTGAACTTGGTGTCAATGGTCTCTTAATTTTTGCACGAATTTCTATAAATTCAGTCAATAACTCTTGCATTTCTTCGTTATTTGTGTAAGAATGAATAATTGAAGAAAAAGTTTCACCTTCTTTCTTTCTTTTGGCGGAACTTTTCTTTCTTTCTTTGGGGTTTTCCCCAGTAATTAACAAAGTGTTTTTGTTGTTATCAACTTTTTTGTTGGTAACAATTTCTTTATTATTAGAATTACCATTGTTTATGCTTTTTTTGCAAATATTACCAGTATTATTGTCAGAGTTCTCCTTTTGACTTCCAGAAGTCAAATTTTTTGACTTCTTGTTGTTAAAAGTTAGCGACCCCTCTCCCTTTTGAAAGTGATACCCCTCACTTTGATTAGCATTATCAACGTTGTCTGTTCTATTTTCACTTTCCCATTTTTTCCCATTTCTTTCTTTATATATTTCTTTCTTTATAGATATACTGTTATTTTTATTATTACTGTTATTTTTATATATGTTATTTATAGTGTCTAGTTTTCCGAACACGGAATTTTCCGTGTCGGTTTTTTCCGTACACGGTAAAATTGAATCGCAAAGAGTGTACAAATTATGCGAGAACTTCCCATTTTCCTTGATTTGCTCCACTTTTATATAACCCGATGTGATTAAAGTTTTTAGGTGCTTTGAGAATGTTTCGAATGCTATGTTTAGGTCATAACAAATTTTCTTGCGCGACGGAAAACATGTGTCACCTGCGCCCGTATAACTGCAAAAATATGCGTAAATAGCCTTTGCAGTTACATGCAAATCTCTGTCTATCATCACCAGCTTTGGAATTATTCCGTATCCTGCACTGTTTATGCTAAAACCTTTAATTAAATCTCTTGTGTTTGCGTCCATATTAAATCTCCTCTAAATATTTATTTTTATTTTTTAGTATTATTATTTCCTTAGCCGGTTGCCTGTCTCTTATTGTCCCTAGATAAAGCTTTCGATATTTTATATACTCACAATCCGAAAGCATTTTTAGCCACTTATCGACTGCAGGTTTTTGGACGTCAAAGTTTTCAGGCAAATAATAATTCGATAGATAACATCGTCCAAAATCACCGCATAATTTGACCAGTTCGCCATATAATAATTTTGCGCTGGACGATAGTCTCTTATCTCGAAAAACTTTCTGTGGGATTATAATATCGTCATTCTGCATATTTTTTAGCTCCTTTTTATAAAAAAACCTTAAAATTAATGTTCAAGCTTACGAATTTGATTTTTTTTGATTTTTTTTGATGAAATGCTTGACTTTCGTTTTTTTTTGGAATATAATGTTTGTAATTCTTCCAAAAACGTTTTTATTCCATGTTCTTACTCCGAATATTTGGTTTGCGTTTTTGGCCGAGAATTGAAAAAATCGAGTTTTTTATATTGACTTTAACCTCCTTAATTGTTTGTTTTTTGTCGCACTTAAACTTTACAATTTTCGACGGCAAAAGTCAATGTTTTTTTGTGCCTTTTCGAAAATCTGTTGTATTTTTTTCATTATCCAGCATAATGCTGTATGTGAAATTGCCATGGGGCTTTTTTCATAAAATAAACTCTTTTGTATAATCTCGGGGGTGCTTTGCACCTAAGCACTCCCAGATAAAATTTAATAACTAACATTTATTCGACCATTCGACGAGTTTTTCAGTAGCTTGCTTGATTTCAGAACTGTTTAACTTGTCGATGGTTTTATTATATTTCTTTTCTAAATTCGCCTTGATTTCGTCTGCATTCTTGTTTTTAGCCTTTGCAAAACGTTTAATCGCTTGTAATAAAGTTTTGGTGTCTTTGCCTTGAACCGCGTCTAAATAGTCAGATTCAACTATTTCATAAGCCGTTAAGTATAAATAACGCCTCTGGTATGTTTCAATCGCTCCTAAATTCTGTATAGGATGTGCCCCTTTTAGCGTTAATTCGCTCATAGGGCTTTTTATTTCTAACTTCGATTCAGGATTATCAATGTCAATTATTTCTAAAACTGCCTCGTCTCTGCTATAGCTGATAATGTTTAAAATTCCATATTTGTCAGATAATTCGTTGATTGTCGGTAGTATGTCCCCTAATTCGTAATACTTGAATCCCGCAAATTTGTTTTGACCTGATTTCTTTAATTGCCTGTTTTGAAGCTCTAGCCTTATTTTCGAGAGTTTTCCATATACATTTGTTTTGTTCATTATAATTCTCCTATCTTATGCTTAAATTCTTTTTCTCAACTATTTTCGCGTGCTCAAGTTTGTTGCCTTGCTTGATATATTCTTTAATCGCGGTTTTGTCCGCCTCTACTCTCTCCGGCACTATTCGCATAAGTTTGTAAAGATTCTTTTCTTTGGCTTCTTCTATGAATTCGTTGTCAATCTCCGTAGATTCGCTTTTTCTAACTCCTAATGTCATTGTCGGGGTTTCTATCTTTTTCTTGCCTACTTGCTCCATTGTGTTTACTACATATGATTTAAGCGCTTTTAAATTCTTGTAATAACGCGACGCTCGCTCTGATAGCCTATCAATTTCGTTGTTTACAATTCCTGTGTTGTTTTCTAACTCTTTAATCACACAAGCTATATTTTCGATTTTTTTCTCAATCGCTCCGTCTAATTTCTGGATGTACTCGAATGTTTCGTCGTCAATTTCGTCACTTTCAAGTGCTATATCCAGTAGTTTCTGATATTCGGCCGCCAATTCGTATAATGTAGTCATTATTTTCCCCCCCTGAACATTTTCATTAAATCTATCGGCGCTATCATCGCACTTTTATATTCCGGTTTTTTGGGTTCTTGCTTAAATTTGCCAAAAAATAACTTTAAAATATTAAATAAATTCATCTTCGCTCCTGTATGTTTTATATATTTTTTTCGGGTTCAATACGACTTTTTTGTATATTGTATTCAACATCCGATTTTTTTCAACACCAAGTGCCAAATTTAGACACTTGATGCGATAAATTTTTTCTTATATAATTCCCATTTGAATCCTCCCATAAACCTCCAAAGCGTCACCAAACGTTGAGATATCGTATTGCGGGAGGATTTCTTGCATTTCATAAATGAATGCTTCCTCGCTTTCAAATCCAAATGGCAATCCCATTTCAAACATTTTTTATCACCTCCTTTCAATTTCCATATTGACTTTCGTTTTTAGGTTTATAAAATATATAGGTAGGACGTAGTGAGAACTAAATCTCACTTGTTTTGAGTTTTGAAAATACATTTTTTACATCCTAGAGTAGTTGTTGCCAGCAACTACTTATTTCTTTTATTCTTCGTACATTTCCCCGTTTTCTAAAAACAGTTGCTCTGTATCTTCGTAATATCCCTCTACCTCGTCTTCGTCTGCTTCGTAAAAATATTTGTACCCAAATTCTTTATATTCTTCACATATTTCGTCATACCATTCTTCTATGTTCTTCTCTATTTTGACAACTATTTCGCCATATTTGTCTTCCTTTTCTTCGTGTTCAACTAAATAATTATACCCTTCAGAATTTATCTTAATTCTTATTTCCGCACCAACACAGCCATAATAATTAGTTCTTTCAAAATCTATGTAGTTATATTTTATGAATTCTTCGAAAAACTTTATTTCTTTTTCACTTAAATTTTTGTAAAATCTACTTTTAAGTTCGTTGCTTAATTCTTCAAAATCTAATCCGCCATACAAGTTTAAATAATCGCCTTGGCAATATCCTAAATCAAATTCCACTTCGAAATCTTCAGTTACTTTAATGCCTTTTGAATATTCTAAGTCGCTTTTTATAAGTTCTTCAAAACTTTCTGAACGTATACTTGATTCTAAATAACTCTCTAAATAATTCAATTTAGCTTTTTCTTTCGCCTCTTTTGATAATTCGCCGTATTTGTATAATTTTATTTCTTTTAAGATGGTTTTCATTTATTTTACTCCTTTTAATTTTTTATTTGTTTTTTAAAATCCGTCTCGAGATAATTTCTCGTTTAAACTCCTGTAACATAGTTTAGTACTTCGTCGTACCATTCTCCTATATTCTTTTCTACTATCATACATAAATCAACATATTTCTCTCTCACGCCTTTAAGCACTTTTAAATATTTAGCGCCAGACAAATTTTTTATGATTCTTATTTCGGGTTTTAACCCGCCGTAATGGTCTCTGAAATCTACATAGCAATATTTTGTCATATTTTCAAAAAACGTCTTCTCGAATTTATTTAACCCTTTGTAAAATGTGTTTTTTATATCGCCGCTTAACTTTTCAAAATCTAATGTGCCATAAAAATATAAATTGCCGTCTTGACCGTACTTTACTTCTTCAACGTCTATGCCTGAGCCTTGTAAACTGTTTTTTATTCTTAACATCTTTTACCCCTTTTAATTTTTTAATTTATTTTTTTAAAAGCTTTCTCTTGTTAGCTTTTCTTCTAAAGCCCTGTTGACTAAATCTATAATTGTTTCTCCTGTTTCTTTACAGCGTGCTTTTAAGGTTTTATATTCGTTTGGGTTGACTCGCATTTTAACAACCTTGCAATCTTTATCGCCTTTCTTTTTTCTTCCCACCCCCCCAAAAAAGTTTAGTTTTTTAGGGTCTGCAATAAACGCAGAATCCTCAGAAATAGCGTTGATACAATATCTTCTAAAAGGGATTTCACTGATTGCAGCTGCTATTTTAGCGCGCTTGTATGTTTTTAAATCCATATGTAGCTCAAGTGTACAATAATCTTTACTCACGTTTTAATCCCTCCTTTTTTTGTTATTCATCGCAACATATTTATAACTAATGCACAA